CACGCTATGGAGATGTATGGATCACTTCCTTAATGTTTGAACGCTACCCCTATAATTGCACCACCACTTAATACTTGAGATAAGTTGCGTTGCATCCGCAATCGTTTAATGGTTTTCTTGTCGTTCTCTATTTGCCCTTTCAATTCTGTCAAAGAGTTCTGCATTTCGTTTAAGGTTACTTCTTGCTTCATTGATTGAATTTTGGCTTTCATCAATTCGTTTTCCAATTTGTTGATTGTATTGTGTGCTTCGATCAACTCGTTCTTTTGCTTCATGACTAAGTTCTGTGCTTCTTTCAATGGAACGCTGGATGCTTCTATTAAGTTCAAGGCTTTCTCGTTGTTGCTTTTCAATTCGTTCCACTGTGTTAATGGTATCGTTATAGTCCCCTCTGTTTGGTTGTATGAAGATATATCCGATGCAAAGGCAGACGAGCAACACAATACCACCGATAAGAATATAGCGGTTGCGAGTGCTATTAAATACACTTTTGTACTTTTCATACATTATTGTCCTCCTACGTAGTCGGTAATCCCTCTAGCGATTGCACGAACGATAGTGTCTAAATCGTTCGTAAGCATAGCATGGTCATCTTCGTTATCGATGAATGCCATTTCTACAAGAACTGCTGTTGCATCTGTACCATTTAGCACCCAAAGGTCATCACGTTTCTTAACACCACGATCTACGGTGTTAATGCTGCGAATGATTTGACTTTGAATATCGTTTGCTAATCGTTGCCCATTAAAGGACTTGTACAAAGTTTCTGTACCTCTAGCTTGCGTATTAAAAGCGTTGCAATGAAGGGACACAAATATATCTGCTCCCCAAGAATCAGATTCAGAACATACTAGCCCTAAATCATCATCTTGAAGAGTACGTACTTCACATCCTGCTGTTTCGAGATAGCGTGCTAGCATTTTGCCTGCATCACGTGCTACATCGCATTCACGAGTACCGTATACAGGATTAACCGCCCCACTGTCTAAGTTAATATCGTGTCCCGGATTAATAAATACTTTCATCGTTTATCCTCCTTTTCTAATTGGTCTGGTATACCATTGCCATCTTTATCTATCCATAATGCTAGGAATCCTACTAATGCAGTAAGAACAGAAGGAATGAAGATATGATCTATAATGTTTATCCCTACATTAATCAACTTATTCATATCTTCTGTAACATATCCTTTGATAAATACCATTATGTATTCCACCACTACCAATAAAATAGGCACTAGCATTGTTAGTACTAGCGCCCTTGTTGCCCACATCCCTGTAGGATGAATGTTGGCTATTCTTATTGAATTATAAGAGTTCTTAATTGAATTAATGAGTTTTGGATGTGTGTTCATGTAATTCCCCCCTTATATCCTCAACACGTACTTCTAATGCTTCAACCTTTGCAGACAGCAATACTTGCTTGCTTTCAGCTTTAATGCGCTCTGCACGTGATAATTTAATTTCATCCTTTAAATCTTTAAGAGTGTCAGTAAGAACACCCCATTTTTCTTGAAATATAAGATTATCTTGCATGCGTTGTGAGTCTAGTTGTTGAAGTAATGGAATAATCAAAAGCCTATATCCTGCACCTGCAACCACACCTACAATTGTAAGTGTGGTTAAGATGTCATTTAATTCAAATTGCCATGTCCACATAGGCACTCCTTTCTTACATTATTCATTTTTAACTTTCTTGTTTATAATGCGTCGTTAACGTAAATACTATTGTCGCCAAATGTTAAGTTTTTGCCATTTAAAGTAGATACTTCATATTCGCCGTCATTGTTTAAAGTGTGATATGCAACAGGCATATCGGATACAATTTTGACAACGCCGGAATAATCGCCCTGAAAGTCAGGATAAAAATTATTAGCCTTATAGTTAATAATTTGGATTTTTTCCGGTACGAATGGAAGGGATACATATTCATTGATTCTATCAACGTTGGCTAAATCGATAATTAGGCGTTTTACTTTATTTTGTACAGGATTCAAGGTATTTCTTCTTAAAGAGTTGAGGCCACCATGAATAAATTCAAGTACTGCTTTAGTACCTTTTACACTAAGTTTCATATTAGGATTATTATTTTCTTGATAAATTACAGCCGGAGTATCATCTTCTTTAACCTTTTCTACGTTTTTAATTTCAACTACATCGCCTAAATAGTTGATATATTTAACGTTGATGAAATCGCCAGTATTCTTAGGGATTGGTACGATAGCTTTATTATCGATGATTTCTACAGGTTCTTCATTTGCGATCTGAACTTTGAAGTGATTATAGCCGTGTACTCTGATGTTTTCGTCGCCGTCGTTAAACTGATCTACTGTAAATGGATATTCATTTTTAATACTATCGTAGTCATAAAGGAAATTCATCCTTTCATTTATTCTATTCAAAACTGTAGTTAATACAGTGTCTAAGTTATCGTCAGTTAAATAAACATTTTTTTCTTTTAAAAGGCGTAGTGTATTAGGGATTTTAGGCATTTCACCAGTTTCACCTTTTTCGCCTTTTAAAGCAGCTAATTGTTCTTCAGTAAAATCTGTGTACTTAAATGGCTCGCCCTTAGGTCCCTGTTCACCATTTTCTCCCTTATCACCTTTAGGGCCTTTTAAAGCCTCTAATTGTTCTGGAGTTAAATCCTCATAACGCATTGGATCTCCTTTATCACCTTTAATCTTAATAATTTGTGTATCGTCTTTAACATTAACTTTGTTTTCATCGTTTACATAAATATTGATTACGCTCATTTTATTTCCCCCTGTTACTAATTCCTTCATGAATATTAATATGACCTTCAACTAAACATTTAACAGGTTTATCCCCTGCCCATATAAATACATCATACATATAACTACCAAACTGTAATTTATTTGTATCAAGCACCAGTGTAATCTTGCATTTTTCTTCGCTTGCTAGTTCTTCTGTAGACGTTGTTATATCAAATTTCGCTATATACTCTTCATCCCAAGGATACTTTCTAACACATGCAAATAAATCACTTTCCTCTAACAATTCACTATATCCGATTGCAAAGGTTATAAATTCACCTTTTACTGATGCTAGATTATGCTTGACTGGAAGCATTGGTATCACCCTCTTCTAACAATTTATCATGTATGCACCCTTCTGTAGGGCAAGTGCCATCTTCATTAAGGGTGGCATAGCACCATTCGCAAAATTTCATTACAGGAATATCGCTTTTTACTTCCATAATTATTTCACCGCCTTAATTTTAGCAATCATTTCAACTTGTAAAGTCTTATATTGTGTTTGTAAATCTGTAATATCTGCATTAGACAATCGTCTACGCAATACCGCTTTATCAAGTGCATCAAAGCGTTTATCATAGTAGTTTTTAATTTCTGCTATCTTTTCAGCTTTTGTTGGTTCATATGGAGTAATTTGAACATCAACAAATTCACCATTTGCATATGCTTTACCGTCAAGAAATTTGTCTAACATGGCATCATCACCATATACATAATTGGCTGCATTAGGATATTGTTCTTTGGCTTGCTTTAGTAACTCAGTTTCACCAAATGGTAATAGCGTATTATCTACTATTGAAGTAATACGTTTTCCGCTTTCATCTAGCACATGAATATAATTATTCATTTTATTTCCCCCCTTAAATACCAATACATAGCCAGTAGCAACCAGCAGCGTAATCATCTAATTGAATAGTGAATTTGTTTTTTACTTTTTTCTTAATTAATACAGCGGATTCAAGCTCAAGATGCTCATAGTAATTATCTCTATACGATAGGTGCGTTGTTTGTATTGCATACCAATTTTGTGTAAAGGATATAGGCAATTGTATTTCTCTTATTCTATAGTCAGGTCGCTCACTGTGGTCTTCATCAAAAGTACCCCATTGAATAATCAATCCATTAGCAAATTTAATGAACCCTGTTTCATTTAACCGTTGTGCTATAATACCACCCATACCTAATAAGTTTTTTATATCTTTTAAAGTTGCAACTGGGTTCACTTTCCAATTTGAGTCACCTAATATCTTAGCGATCGCAGATGTAATAGATTGATGTGCATTTTCATCAGTATTATGTGCAGTAATATCCTCAACTATTGCAACTTGTTTTGTGCCGCCATTATCTGGTGAATACCAACCTAATCTATTTTTAGAGCAAATATTAAGGTTTTCAATTGCACCTCTATTATTAACCCCAACATCCATAGTGCCATTTTGCAACACACGAATACCGCCAATGTATCCATTATTTTTAAATGTTGCCCAACAACCATTTTCATAGTTTATATCACCAGTTACGCTACCGCCTGCTAATGGCAAGTATCTCCTAAATTGAGCTTCATGCGCATTAGTGTCACTATCATGTAAATCTAGTTCCCCTTTTGTTACAAAAGTGCTATCAACAAATTTAAATGTTACATTTTTTGCGTTGCCAATAACCGTTCTTATTTTATAAATTTCACTATCAATTGGTGTTGTTTTGTCTGGGACATATCCTACATTGTTGCCTCCATTTGTATAGCTGTACAGCATTTCTTGCTTTCCGTCTACTTTTGCATACAAACCCACTTCACGTGGGAAGAAGCCAACATCTAATTTATTGTTGGATAATGTAGCAGTAATTAAATATTGACCGTTACCTTCATTGACACCAGCGGTGACAGGCAATTCCATTTTAGGTGAAATTACCGCCTCCATATCATTCAAGCTTTTGCCAGTAGCATTTCCGTCCCCTACTACTACACGTGTAAATATTAAATTTTTCTTGGTTGCTACGCTCTCTGCAATCATAGCTAACCCTTTTTTAGTTACCACATTTTGTGGATATTGTGACGGCATCCCTTACCTCCTAACAATTAATATAATTTACTACATTGCCTTTAGTGATATATACACCTACTGCAATATTAATATCATCAAGTTCTGTATTGAACCCTGTCATTGGTTCTATATTGATTGTTTCAAATGTTGTTACAATTCCACCTACATATAGATTTGTATCAACACTGCGAACATCTTCAATCTTCAATCCAATATGTGACGGTTTAACTACAGTTAAATTATTTCTAATTTGAGGAATAGCATATACAAATGATGAGTTATTAAATTCTAGCTTTAATACACCTTCCTCAAACTTAACTTCAACATCATCAAGTACAAATGTCTTTACTATGGCTTTAATTTTTTCTAATGTACATTTGCCATTATTATTCCAAAGCATCTGTACTATTGCCCTGCGTTGTTCTACTGTTCCGTCACCTTTGATGCCTAAATCTTTTTCGTATACTCTTAATCCTCTATCACCTACCGCATCAAAGAAGCCATTATCTAATAAGACATCTAATAATTCATCAACATCTTGCAATTGTATTCCTGCAGTTTGATATAGTTCACGCACCCATGGATCATTGCGGTACATTTTATTAATGGCCTTTAATGCATATTCCTTGAAATCAATCTTAGTCATTGAGTGTCACGCTAACTGTACCAATTACGGCAACTTGTTCCTTAGTTAGATTGATTTTGCTAACTTTACCATTTACAGTAACGCTTTCATAATCAGTAACTCCAGTACTGTCAATAATGATGTTACTTATTTGTGCCACCGAAACATAATCTTGTTTAAACGCTATTTTCTTTAGATATACAGTAACCGCACCAGTAATATCAGATGTGATACTTGATTTAGTAGCAAATGTAGTATGTTGTACCCCTCTAACATCAATATTGATAGGTACTTCTGTTGCACTGACTACAGTACAATGTGCGCCAATTGGTGCTTGCCCATCGCCTATACCTTTACTGTTTGGATCTATGTAATCTTGTACACGCTTAACTAAATCAGTACCCGCTGCTTTTCTATCAGAATTGATAACAACTACTTTAACAGTATTATTACCATTCCAAAGTGCTATTACATTAGCTTCGCCTACACCTTCTACTTCTTTTGCCCATTGCTTATAGTGGTAATCGTTACCGCTAGTGGCTGGTTCTCTCAACTCTTCATAGTAGCGTTCACGCAAATCATCGTCTGCTTCCTCATCTTCGCCACCTTTTGCAGCAGCATCATTAATAACTGCATTGATACCAGCAATAGTAATAGGCATTTGCGTTATCGTACCTTTAGGAACATTCCCAACTGCACCAGCTTTTGTACATCTAATTCTTACTGTTGAATTATTAACTACATCTTTATTCTCTAGCGACTCGTATTGAATACCACTTTCGCTTTCAAATAGATCTCCTTCGTGAATTGTTCCGTTTCCGTCAACAATTCGTAAATTACACACAGATTTTGTGGCTACTTTTCGTTGCGTTCCTTTGCGTTGGAATACTACCCTTGTTAGTTCATCTCCTGTTAAGTTATCCACATTCTGTTTGCGTTCAATTTCTTCCGCTTTTTTCCACAGTTCAAGGAGTGCGAACGCTTCTCCCCTTGTAATATCATATGTTGGAAAGCCTTCTGTCTTTTGATATGCATCATCAATGTTACTGAGCATAGTATTATGAATTGTATCCACACTATAATTGGAACTCATGTTCTATCTTCACCTCCTCACCTGTATTTGTCACCACTGTAAAATAAAAAATACCTGCATTGAATTGCCAATCTTTGACAACTACCACGCAAGGTACTTTATTCATGATGCCTTCTGTAATTCTTCTTTTAATTTCAGATACTTTATATGCCCTTGGCAATCGGTATCCTAATAGTTTAGTTAAGTCTAATCCGAAGCTATCACTATAAATTAAGTATTTTTTCATCTCTGTTCTTATGAATAACTCAATCCATTGCTTTATAGCTTCTATTTGTGTATCCTCAACATTCTTACCGTCCTCAAATACAAAGCGGTGTGTCTTGTAGTCAAACTTAAATGACCTTCCTACTTTCTTCTGCGCATTAGTGGCGGTAGCTGTTGATTGAATTGAATTTGTAAAGTTATAGTCTGTGGGAAACATCATACACCTTCCTTGACTATATCAACGATGAAAAAGTGCTGTTCATTTTCATCTGGTATGACTAGCACTTTATCCCCTGTTTTCCATAGTTCATTCAATACTATTTTTCCTTCCCCTTGTGCATCATAATCTGTATGTGGTCCTGCAGGGCATCCTTTATGTGTAATTTGACCACTATGCCTATAAGAATATGTCGTAATGTGGTGAATTAACTGAAAACAGACATACCCATTTGAAGCATCAATCATAAATTTACCGTCTTTGATTGCTACTTTCCAAGGTGATGTACTTACTACTTCGCCAAGAACTGCGCCAATCCTCACTGGGTTGTTGCGTTCTTTCAAAGCGGCAGCAATTTGACCGTGCCACTCTTCCATCATTTCACCTCCTACGACATTCTTATTAATTTAGTAGGTGCTTCGTTATTATGCCACGCATAATTTGCATCTGAATAAAACATTGCATGACCTGCACTGCTACTATTCCCAAATGCACCACCTGCACCGTCTGAAATAACTACATGATCATTGTTGCCATACACTAATATATCCCCTTTATTAGCATATCCATTAAAGGCTTCAACTTTATACCCTGCATTTTGTGCATTTCCTACAAGTGTATCAACATTGGCCACCCCAATGTCTGCTTGTTGTTTTAAAAATGGATTGTAGTATGAGCCTGTATTTACTACTACATCTACACATCCATTATCTCTATACACACTTTCATAACCATTCATAGCTTGCATACCAGCATCCACTTGCTTAGCATCTGCCCCACCTACACTATTACTGCTGGCTACTGTAGTTGTTGATTGTGCATAACTACTTGTATCAAGTTCTGCTTGTACCCTCTTTAAATCTAATGTCATTGTGTGATTAACCCCATAATTATGCTTGCAGTTAGTTACTAAGAATTTATCATGAATATCAACTGTATAATCATCAATAATAATAATCCTACCACTGCGCACCGCATCATCACCTAAAAGCGTTAGGTTTAAGTTTTCCTTAATCTTATTGCTTTCTTGAATTGTTTTCTTGGCAATTTGTGCGGTTTGTGCTGATTTCTTATCATCAACTTTAACAATTTTCTTAATCAATCCATACTTCTTAATACTTTCATCATCTTGAATTGTTGATTTAACAGACTTACTTTTTTCTTTGCTTGAAATAACTAGAACGGAGTTTCTCATATCCTCCATAGATAGATCACGTGAATAGTTATTTATTGGTTGAGTAATTACCTTATCCAATACCAATTCCTTATAATCTTCTACGTGTACTTTGCCCTCTCTATATTCCAATCTGTATTTGTAGCCTGTTTCTTCTGTTGCTTGCTTAATAATGTCCTTTATTACATCTGATACAGGTTGACCTTGATATATTTTCTTTATCTTCGTCTTTATATCCGCTACATTCCCTAAAGGTACATTGTTCTCACTACATACCGCTTTAATTGCATCTAGTCCACTAACCCCATTGAACTGAATTTCTATCTCTGATTTATTCAGATAGAAGCAATAATCAAAGCATGTATATGTGTATTTATTTGTTCCACTTTGTTTCTCTGACACTATGATGCCTTGGAATACAATTTCTTCCTTTGGTTCTTCATTAAGTGTCATGGTAGCACTTTTATTATTGTTACTAACTTGATTTGAAAATTCAATTTTCCCACCAATTGCCAGCCTTTGGTTCATCATATTGAAATCAAATGGATTATCAACTAAATCAAATGTAAATTCTTGGCCTAGCGTATCTATTCCGTCTGACCGTTGATAGTTATTTGTGTAGGCAGTAATTTCACGTGTTTCTGTTACGTCTTTACCGTCTTTTCCTTTTGTTGTGTTAGTGTACTGTAACTTCATGGCTTAACCGCCTTACTATCAGTGGATTTATTTTCTCCACCTGTTGCAGATTGAGTAGTAGTAGATGTGTTAGTGTAAACATATTCTTCAATCCCTATAGTAGCTTTAATATCTCCTATTTTGTCATAAGAATATGATAGATCATTCACTACGCACGGCATATTTAATATCTCGTTTCCGTCTGATTGAATAATACAAATCCGCATCACAGCCTTCATCTGCCTTTGTGCTTGGAAAAATTGAAGCACTTGTAATCCGTCTGTTCCATTACCACGAATAAATGAGTAGTCTTTATTCACAGGTAAAAGGATATTATCAAGTGTAAGTGACCGTAAGCCTAATGGCCCAATTAACTTAATATCTCCTCTTAATCCTGCAAATGTTTCATTTATTTGTGGCTCGTTGATTGTTGGTAATGGATTTGGAACTACTGGTAATGTAATATATTCATCTGTTAATTCAGAATGAAATACAATATCTGTTGTTGGTTTTCGTTCAGCGTAATCTAAGATTTTGCCTACTAAACCATGTGATATTTTATCAGCAAATCTTGTAGCACGTGTTACTGTAAGTTTTTGTAATTCTGCTTGCTTTGCATGTAATCGTTGTGTCATTACTTGCTTAGCATTATCTTGAAAACCCATTTAACACCTCCTACATATTGCCCATTGCTAACATAATCTTATTGCTTATGTGATTACCGCAGGCATCCATAAACTCTTCATTGCCAATCACATTTCCTTGTACTGTTACATTAACAGTAACATTGCCTCTGTTATTCGCTAGTTGTCGCATGCTTTCATCATGTGGAATTACCTGTGAACCATTAGGTAGATTAATAATCTCGCCACGTTGATTTTCGTTGACGTATGTTGCTCCACCTTTCCAGTACTCTGTACCAGTTGCATTATGTTCACCAGTTACACGGCCTACAGTATTGTTATATAGCCATGCTCCACCTTCTTTGATAGCATCTATTTTGTCGCCTGCCCATTGCAATTTATCTTGTACCCAGCCAAGCACTCCTTCTGCCACAGACTTGATTACATTAAAATATCCTGTAAAGATTTGTACCAATCCACTAAAGGCCATATCCCAGTTTCCTGTAAATACACCTGTTAAGAATGTAATAATCCCATTGAATATTTGTTGTACTCCGTCCAATATAGGTGACATTATTCGCATAAAACTATTGTACAAAGATGTAACTAACTGAACTACATAATTCACAAATGCCATGCATCCATTTACAATGTTATCCCACATCTCTATGGCGAAGCTTGAAATTGCATTCCATACTGCTAGTGCTACTTCTTTAACTGTTTCCCAATTAGTGATCAATAAATAAAGTCCTAATGCTATTGCTGTAATTGCAAGTAATATAGGATTGCTAATCATAAGCATGCTAAGTAATCTGACTACTTTAATTACTTGCATAAACCCATTAACTAAAGCCATTACAATTGGGATTACTTTAGCAATTACATTAAATGCAACAAAGCCTACTGCCAAAGCCTTAATTATCGGCAACATAAATCCTAAATTTTCTGTACACCATTTAATTACGCTTCCTACTGTAGCTAGTACCCCTTTCACAACATTCATTGCTTCTGTTAGGTTGCTCTTAATTGTTTCTTTGTTTTCTGTAATCACCTGTGCAATCCAAGTGAACGCACCACTAAACGTGTTAAATATGTCTTGAATAACTGGCGCAACTATTGGCATGATAGTGCTTACCATATCAATAAATGCCTTTTGCATCGGCAGTAAACCTTTACCAATTGTAGCCATAAGTGCAGCCTGTTGGTTCTTCATTCGCTTTAACTGTCCATCTGGTGTATTTGCTAAGATTTCATTTTGTTTAGAGAATGTTCCATTAACAATTTCATTGATTGTTGCCAGTCTTTCTGCTTCTGTACCATTCTTAATAATCTCTTTTTGTGCTTCCGTAAGTGGTATTTTCATCTTATTCAAGCCTGCAACATCACCATTAAATGCACGTCCAATTGCTTGTGAAGCTATCTGTGCATCTTCTGCTGTTGCATTAATACCAAATTTACCTGCCACTAAATTTGTAAGCGCTTCTGATAAATCATTAACTTTATCTACAGGAACATTCCATTTGTTCAGTTCTTGATAGCCTGCACGTATAGTCCCTGCTGAAATAACCCCAACTCTTCCCCATTTCGCTGCATAATCGTTTAACTGCTTTTGTGCAGCATCTAATGAAGCAGCAGATTTATCATACAATGAATTGTTGTTTGCTAAGCTATTTCTTAATAATGTTTGTGATAGTTCTGCACTTTTTGCAGTTTCTAGTGCTTTCTTGCCATATTCAACAATAGCACCCACACTTGCAAATGCACCAAGGCCAGACATTGCAAGGCCCATTTTCCCAATGCTGCCTGCTATACCTAAGAATTTATTATTAATGCCATTACCAAACCCTGTTAGCTTGTTCTTCATAGCAGAAATTTTTCTTTCAGTATCCTTTGAAGTATCTCCTACTTTTTTCATTGGAGCTGTAAATTTATCTTTCAAGCTAAGCAAGACATTAATGCTTTTAGCCATTATTGCTCCTTTCTATATCTTCCATATCCATTTCAAAACATGCTAAATAGAATGTTCTTTCCAATGGATCTAGTTTAAGTAGTGAGGATAATGTATGCCCCTTACGCATATAATAGCGGAACATAGTTAGTTCCCTGTCCGCTCCTATTGCTTTTTTACTTCGTCAACTGGATTTGCAATGCCATACATTTCTAAAATAGCTTCGCCCAATGCAGTAATATCCTCAACGCTATCATTTAATACTTTGTATACTACATCTGTAGGTTCATCACATTCATATTTAGCTTGTAATTCCTTATTCTTAAACAAAGGAACACACGCATAGATGAGTTGTGCCATTGCATCCATTACCACAGATAAGGATGCATCTGCTTTGATTCCATCCATAATGCGTAATACAGTTGGTAGTGGCTGATGAATTACAGTTAACTCCCCACCTAATCCCTTAACATATACATCTTTGGATTGAAAACCCTCGTTCATGGTTCTATTTAGCAAATCTTCTAGTTGAACTTTAGCCATTATATTATCCTCCTAATGAAAAAATAAAAGGCGGTACACTCGCACCGCCTTATTAAAATTAAAGAATATAGTCTAGGTAGTTATAATCAGCAAATTTGAATGGATAACTTTCCTCTTGCACTTTCTTATTTTCAAATGCATGTGTCAATTCATCTAATGTAACCCCTGTTAATTCGATACGTTCAGCACCGTTTACATCTGGATCAGTTACTTTAGACACAATCTTAATGTCTGGAACACTACCATTTTTAATTTTGCCTGCAATTTTTTGTGCAACTCGGCTATCAATTTTGTGAAGTACTAGCGTTCCTGCACCTTCAAAACCTACCAAGCGTTGATGAACTCCCATTTCTCCGTTAATGTCTACAGCTTCATATTTAAGAGAAATCTTAGCTTCAAAGCTTTTAACATTCGCAAATAGTTCACCGTCAATCCATACTTTACCAAACTGACCACGCAAAATTTGATTATGAATATCTTTATTGGCCATAATTTACCCCCTATTCCATTGTGATTTGGAAGGATAAATCTTCCATTGCATCAAGAATTTTAATTTTAGCAGCAAGGTATACTGTAGATTTGAAAGACATTTTTTTAACCTTATCTTCATCCCAGTCCTCTGCTTCTGTTTTACCTACAGATAGCCACGCTAAACGTTGATTTTCAACATCAACATAAGCATGATTATCATACTCTGGATCTAATACTTCGCCATTAACTACTTTAGTTAAAGATTTGAAATAAGAGTTTACAGAAGAAATAAATAGATATTGGTTATCCAAATGGTTTTTATATTTGCCCACGTAGTATTTCTTAAACGTGGAATACAAATCTTCCATAATCAAGTCCATACTTTCAACAATAATGATTTTACGCATGTCCTCTGTTTCTGTAGATGTAAATGTGGTTAATGTATTAACCCCACGTCCTACACGTACTACATTATCTTCATCATCATTGATAAGAAGTAACCAGCCTTCATCAGTCCACTTATTTACATCTTTTTCGTTCGTAATATAAGAATTATCTACATAATCCAAATCTTCTAGTTCATAGTAAGTAATGCTACGGTTCATTGGCAAGTTAGCCAAAATTGCTGTAATTCGTGGTAAATAATCTGTCATTTTTACATTAGTACCTGCTTCTGCATCAGCTTCATGTACATATTGACCTTTCATATTTACTACATGTTTATCATCAGCAACTGTAACATTTGCTACTACGCATTTAACTTTTCGCCCTTTAGAAATTACATTGCGGCTTTTTGTGTAAGATACTAAATCTGTTTGCCATTCCGCTACTGGAGTGCATGCCCAGTTATATTTAATTCTATCTAGGATTGGTTTTACATCTGTAAATGCAGTTGTTTTTGTTGGTACATGTAATACAACTAATTTATTTACATTTGTATAGAAGCAGCGTTTTAACAATTTAATGGTTTCAGCATTATATTTTTTATCAGAAATATCTGCTTCAAACTTATAAATTTCATAGCCTGCTGTTGTTTGTTTATCATCTTTAACAATGATCACCGCTGTGCCACGTTCAGAACGAAGCACTGCAGACACTGCCTTTTGAATAAAGACAATATCAATATTTGGTAAGCCAATTGCCATGTTTTACCTCTTTCTGCTTAACAAAAAAGCACCCACAATTGTGGATGCTATATATTTTCTGTGGACTTTTGTAATTGTCCATTGACTGCCAACTCTTCCATGTATGGTTTTTCTTCTTCTGGTCTGTTTTGATAGATTGTAATATCAAAGTTAGTAATATAGGACATATCTGCTTTGTTAATAGTTTCTACTATTTCATCTGCTGTAATGCTATACCCTTCAACTACTTGTATAGGATTACCCAACATTTCACGTAAGCTTTCACGTGCTTTCAATAAACTTAGGTATCCTGTTTCACGTTTCTCATTGAAATAATAAATATAGATGTTTAAAGTGTCCCCTCTGAGAATAGTCCCTATATCCTCATTCTTAAAATCTACTACTTCAATAAAAAATGAAGGTCTTTCAAAACCCTCTGATATATCCCTATCATTAACATCACAGACCAGTAGTTCCCTGCATTTTACTGTTAGCGCTTTAACAATGTCTACTGCTGTAACCACTACTAACCTAACCCCTTTTCGTCTAGCATTTTATCAATAAACTCTTCTGCCATAGATTGATATTCAGAAGGAAATGCCTTGGCCGTTTTACCCATGATATTTTTACCCCTTACAAAGGCTTCCCCTGTATTGCCAACTATAAGCTTAGGTTTTCCTTGTGATTTATGCCCAAGCATTACATGTCCATGTTCAACTAACCATGCATGTGGCGCTGTATTTTTAACACGTACTTGCCACTCATCCTTGCCATATTTATATGCTCTATCACGTTTTAGGCCCTTTACTAGGTTCTTTGTTCCTGTTGAGGTCCCTTTTTTATAGTTATTTCTAGCGTTGGATTTAAATTTATTTCCTGCACGTTGCAAGAAATTTTTCGTATCCTTTGGGAAATCTTTATTTGCTAAGTCCAATAATTCTTGAGTAAATTCGCTTAGGCCTTCCGTTTCAATATCAACACTCATTAGATTACTACCTCTGTAAATATCTCTAACCGCTCTTTGTTAAGATACGGATCCATTACATATAAGATATTATACTTTTGACCTTCAATGATAAGCCACATATCTGGCTCAATATCATTTCTGTATCTGCAAATAATCTTATGTGTGGTTCTAGCTAATGTGGTTTCAGCTGTTCTACCGCTTAATAGTCCACCTGTTTGTGGAATTACCCCACAAAACATGTTACCTAAAACAGTATCCACTATTGGATATTGTCCTAGTTCGTTCATTACATCAGATTTTCTATTAGCATGTATTTCTGCTTCATGTTGCAATAAAGTGCTTAATCTACCCTTTCTGTACATATTGGTACCCCTCCATTAAATTCATTGAGTACTTATCCAATATTGCTTGCGTAGTAGGGTTTACAATCGCATTTTCTACTGCGGTATAAGTTCTATTGTCATAAAACTCTCCACATAATGCCATTACTGCCATTGCCATATCATCATATTCATCTAGCTCTTCTTTTGATAAGCCTGTATAAGTAGCACAATATTCAACTGCAGCAGGTAGCACCATGTCAAGGATAGGCTTGCTTGCAGCGGTTACTTCTACTCGGATATAGTTAGCCACAATTTCAATTGTTAGTTTACTAACTTTCATTATTTAGTCCTCTGTATCTACCGCATCATCTTCTTTTGCTTTTGCTCTTGTTTGTTTAATAGGCTCAATATAACCTGCTTGTAATAAATCACTAGAAATTTCTTTATCTGTGATTTCAACAATACTACCAAGTGGGGCAGATACTACCCCACTATAGCCAACTATAACTTTATATTTCATAAAGACTATCCTTTATTAAGCCATTGCCAATACTGCAATGCGTTGTTCATCTACAATTTTACCGTCAATTTCCACATAGCCTGCAACACCTACTGCATACTGTGTAGCAAATCGTTCTTGTAGAACTGTGATTTCTGCGCTATCACCACTAATTTTAGTTGCATAGCCTTTAAGGTCTGCAAATACAGCTACTTTAGCTTTAGTTGCAACTTTTGGCATATTGTCAGACTCAAATACAGGACGGCCCAATAATGTATAGCCAAATCCATTTGTAAAGTCTTTATTTAATAAATATTCGCCTTGTGCATTTTTCAATTTTGCGCATGCTTTAAATGTTTCTGGGTTCATGATGAATACACCATTACCACGGAAATTTTGAGGGATTGCAAATTGCAAATTAATTAGATCATCAGCAGTTAATGCACTTGCTGCACCAGCTGTTACTTGTTGTTTTGCTTGCAATAAGCCTTGAATTTTAGCGGAGCCGTTAAGCATTTCATTGTCAAGGAATGTAACAATAGCTTCTGCTACTTTTGTAATTACATAATTAACAATGTCAAAGCCTGCATTATTAATCAAGGATTTAGATACTTTTGTAAGTACACCTACAACATTGCCTTTTAATACTACAGATTTGAATTTATTTGTAGTGCTTTCTAGTTCTTGGAACTCACCTACATATGCGCATGTAGTTTTAGATGTAGCTTCATCTTCTACTACGAATGTCAAATCACCTTTTACATCGTAGAAATCAGATAATTCAAGAATTGGTGCTACACGTTTCACTGTAGCAATAATTCTATCTGCAATTGTTGTAGGGATTACAGCACCATTGTCACCTTTTGTTAAATTTACATCGGAACGGGTTTCTACATCATTGAATGTTGTTTCACCTGTGCGCAAGAAATTTGCAAATGCACGTTCTTCTGCCATTGCCATTGCTTTTTCATCTGTTTTATCTGGTGCTTCATCATCAGATACAGACATTAAGGAGCGTTCTTCTTGTGCAAGTTTTAATGTTTTATCAATATCTGCTACTTCTTTTTGTAGGCCTTCAAATTTTGTTGTTTCTTCTTCATTAAGCGCACGTGTTTCTTCGTCCGCTACTTTAACAAGATTATCCATTTGCATTACTAATTCATTGCGTTTTTCAATTAATTTTTTTAAATTTTTCATATTACACTGTCCTCTTTTCTGTAATAAAAAAGCATCCATACAAATGGATGCTAAGCTTTCATTTTATTTAAAATATCATGATATTTTTCGTTGCTGGTTTCTTTCTTATCATCAGACTTACTACGTTCTTCAATATCATATTCTAATTTTCCTGTTGCGCTTTCATTGGATCTGCATTCTAGTAAATCTTCCTCCGCATCAGAACGCACACTAATAGAAGTTGCAATGTATGCAGGATTAACAGATAAAATGCTAACTTCGCTCATATCAATTTCTTTTAGTGTGCGAATTTCTGGCATATTTTCCTGTTTTTCCCATTCATCTTCTAGCTTCTTAAATCCAAAGGACCAGCCTTTTAACTGTCTTTTCTCTGCTAGTTCTACAACTTCCGCATCAGTCACAGTTGCTTTTGCGTATAATCCTATGCTGTCCTCACGCAATTCAAGCGAACCGTCTTTTTGGTCCCCTAATTTTTTGCGGTGATTAAAACGCAATTCTACATTATCATTGCGTTGTAATGCAGAATTAAATGCTCCTTGTGCTACTTTTTCAAGAAAATTACCTCTTACATCACGGATTGGCTTACTCAATCGTTCTGTTACATTTACATAACCCTCAATAGTGGCAGCGCCATTACGTACTTCAACTTTCACTATTCTCACCTCCTTTCTCTGCTTTTAATGTAGTCAAATCCCCAAATGCACCTGTATTTGGTGTATAAACTTTCTTAGTTTTTGGGTAATAGAATACGTTCGCAAGGTTCATGCTCACAAAATCAATACCCATTGGTGATAAATCTTCACGCTTACGGATTTCATCAACATTAATCCAGTTGCTTTCAAGTGCTGTTTTATAGGCATTGAAACGTGTCAACATATCAGCTTTTAATAAATCGTTCATATCCAAGCTAAAATAGTAGCTTCCTTTTTCTGTTTCTAATAATAGAGATCTATTAATAGCTTCAATGAAGCAGTTTACTATTGGCATTATCGTTGTCTTAACAAAAATATTAAACGCTTTCTCATCTATAAAAGTTTTGTCTGTAAATCCAAATATTTTATAAATTAAGTCCGCATTTGTCTGCTTACTTTCATTAAGTTGATTTTCTACCGCTGTACTATCTGCGCTTTCAAATGTAATCCCTTTATTCAATACTATTACATCACTTGTTCCAAGCTTAGAAGTCATATATCTCCAAGCTTTTTTCAGTGCTTCCAAGGCCTTTACAGTCAATCTTCCTTCTGATTTTAGGAAGCCTTTCCGTACACCTTTACTGATTACTCCATTTTCATATACAAGTGCATTGTACATGCTAGAAATATGCATGGCATTATCATCTAATAATCCACGCCCATGAACTCCGTCACTACAATTCCTCACGGCACTCATAATATTGAAATTATTATAATAGTTTCCGTCAACTAAATAATATATTTGTCTATCAATAAGCTTTCCGTTATCTAACAGACTTACTCTATGTTTAGGCAAGTATTGTAATGACTCTGCATTATTCCCATTCTTGCCAATATAACAATAGCAAGCCCCCTCCATAATTAGATCATTAATCATGGCTTGCTTTGTTTCATATGCTCCAAGAATAGAATTAGTTTCTATGTTTAATAGTTTAATTCGTTCATCATCTAATATTTCTGCAATTGTATTTCCTTCACGTTTATACATTCTCACAGGAATACCAGCAATAATGCCAGATATAAGGAATAATGCACTTGCTACTGCTGGCACAGATAATGCTTGTTGTCTTGTAACTCGTGTAGTTGCATCATAGCTCGGAAGGTTTAAATCAATATCATCTGCAGTATCAATGTATGAGTTTTCATTTAATACTTGCTCTTCCCTAACTTCATATCCAAATAAACTTTTAACCCAACTCAATTTCTCACCTCCTTTCTACATTTGTACTACCCAATCTAATGCGCTATTTAGCATGTAGTTTTGGTGTAACAGATATATAGCATTAATCCCTGCCACTACCATATCAACCTTGCCCCTTGATTTCTTTTTATTTACATATCGGTTCATGTTTGTATCATACACACATCTTGAATTTTCAAAGTTGATTTCTAGTAACTTATTTCCTTTTTCATATACTAAATTTCCTTCTGCTACTAACTCTGCAAGCCATTTAGTAGCAGGATGTAATACACTAGAATGTTGCTTAATTTCTACCATTGTATAGCCTGCATCTTCTAATTTCTGTGCAGTTGATAATGCATTATATCTATCATAGCCAATCCCCAGTACTGTAACTCCATATTTGTTTTCAATTGCCATAATAAAGCGTTCAATTGCACCATAATCTACAGTACGGTTGCCACATGCAATACAATAACAAGCGTTAATAAAATCTCTGTATGGTATCCGTTCAAGCTTAGATTTTTCATCAATCCTATCTTCTGGTATAAATGCCCTTGCATCTAAATATACTTTTCCTTCATCTTCATCATAGGCCACCATTGATACAGCGCAATTATCTGTAGTCATGGCTAAGTCCACCCCAAGAAATACTTCTCTTCCTACCCAGTCAATATGATCTACTGCGCCTTTTTGTAAGTCCGCAATATTTACAAAGCTTTCACTCCCTGCGCCACTATAAATGATATTGCAATGTTTAGTAATGAAGTTTTCACGCTTACTTTCAATTTCAATTGCCACTTGCCTTTTGGCTTTTAAATCATCCATGATTTCTATAACTTCAATGGCCAATGGATTGCTTTGCTCTAATACTTCATCATTGGTTGCCCAACCTTTTGTATCGTCTGGCTCATATAGTAATGCAAATACTTTATCATCATCTACTGCTCCATTTAATACACGCTTAGCATAGTCAACTTCATCCTCAAAAGGGTTATTTAAAATTGGGTATTTAGTTGAGATTATAAAGCCTAATTTATTTAGTATTGTTAATTGACCAGAACGCATTGCTTCAATTGCATATGTATTTGGTAATGCTCCTGTTTCATCCACTAGAAATACACTTGGCAATTTACCGTCAAGTCGCCCTGTTGAATAGTTAAGTGGAATATATCTATTGTCCGTAATGTTGCAATGTATATAATCACGTAACATTTTAAATTTTTCTTTACCATTCATCTTGCCTAACATGGCAGGACTGCTACGCAATATTTCTTCTATAGCGGTTTTAATCTCACGTGACAATGAACCGTCTGGCGCTACAGAATAGAACTTAGAAAACTTAGGTTCCATGAAAAATAGCAAAATAAAAAGAATAGCAATTATAAATGTCTTGCCATTCTTTCTGCATATCTCAAGTATTGCGTTTTCATATCTTCTTTTGTCTTTATTGTTACGTTCAACTGTACATAATATTGCAGTTATGAATAACCATTGGAACCCTGCCATAGCATCATATACTGTGATATTTGCCTTTAAACCTTTAGGCATTATTAATAATTTCAGTAATTCTCCAATAGTTCGTACCTTATTATCATCAATAATGTACTGTCTATCCTTATTATTTGCAATATTTAAAAACTCTTTAACCTGTAATTTTACATACTTTGGTGCATTGATAGTACCTTTTGCAACTTCCATTGCGTACTGATAGGCAGGATGTTTTTTATCCACTCAATACACCCCCTTGCAGTACGTTTAGCAATGGATCTTGTTCCTCTTCTTTTTGATTAGCTACAAGCACTCCAAGCTTTGCCCTAGATTGTGGAGATAGACACAATTCATCACACAGTTTTAAATAGGTCCTCACCAGCTTTTCTTGTGTTGCTACAAATTCTCTATCAATTGCAAGTGTTGGTCTTTTGGCCACACGCTTATTTGCAGTGTGTAGCATATCAATAGCTACGCTTGCTTGAATAATTGTTTGTGTATCTAATCTGCTTAATACCTTAGCTTGTCTTAATGCATCAACAATAAAGTGAAATGCTTCTAACTGTGTTTTAGTTAGATAGCTTGGCGGTTCTATTTCCGCATCATCAATAAACGCATTTTCTACAGCAATACGTTTTTCTTTTTCTGCCTTTGTTAAATGCTTCTTTGTAGTCCTTGCTGATACAGCCTTTCTCATGTGCCTACCTCCTTTCTTTTGCATTGCAACATCCTTGTATAGTCCCTATATAAATAAATATATATTCACGTGCGCACGCATGTCCCATTAGGGAAAATTGTGTAAATTGTGGTGAGCAGTACGGTCTTGGACTTTTTTGCAAAAAATTTATTTTATGGTAGGGGGGGTACTAATTATTTTTTTCAAATACTCCCTCTTATATTCTCCATGGTCTGCTTTGTAGTGATGCATCTTGCATAATGTAATCAAGTTCTTTTCATCAGTACGCTTCTTCCATGCTTCATGTAATGGCTCAATGTGATGTACATCTAATCGTTGCCCTACACTAATATAATTATCTTCGTGCAAACATAATCTACATAAATGTTTATCACGATCTAATATATTCCTTCTGCAGTCTTGCCATTCGACACTGCTTCTGAACTTCCGTTCTTTCTTTCTGCTATCAGATGCATTCGCATGCTCCTGCTTGTAGTTGCGCTTTGGTTTATGTGGACATTCTCCTTCATGTATTCCTCCACAATAGCTACATGCTTTTAGCATTGCATCACCTCTACTTTAGTACCATATTGCTATTACGCTTTAACTTACCATGTGTTCTTCTACATACTCCACAATTCGTTTTTCTTGCATCATTGGTCGTAATGTAGCTTTTACATATCCCTTCATATTCAATTGTATCTGCAGTGCAGATGCCATATTTATTATTTAAGCATCTATCCCTGTTACAACATATTCTAGTCATACATCATATCCCATTGCTCTACGATTAATTGCATATGCTTCATCATATGTAATACCTTCACGCTCTGCTACTTTGTTTAAGCAATCATCTTTAGTTGGATATTGTCCACTATGTGTATTGATATGGCATTGTGTACATAGTTGTATTAAGTTCTCCTTAATATCTCCACCACCACTGCCACGTGTATTAATATGATGTGGTTCTATATTTGTTCTTTGTCCGCATATTTCACAATATGGCTTTCGAACTTCTTGTATCGTTTTATTGGATGTAATTCTTTTATGCTTCATCAAATACCCCTTATAAACTAAAAAGGACCGCATCATACTGTGTTGTGCGACCTGTGTATGATGTAGTCCTTAATAGTGTGTAGTTTTTCTAGTAGGCTTGTTGAAAGTGTTCTCTTCATCCATGCCCACATATAGTATCCCATAAATTCATAGTCAAATACTATCAACCTTTTTGAAAATTTCTTCAAAGTTTCTAATTGCTCTTTTATGTAGGTTGTGAATATTTTGCACTGAGCAACCAATTAATGCTGCCACCTTTTCCCATGTATGCCCATTAACATATCTATCAATCAGTACGCTCTTTTGTTTTGAACTAGGTATGGCGTTAATAAGAAATCTTGCTCTTTCCCTTTCTCTTAGGTATGAACTCCATTCTCTCATTAGTTCATTTGATAGTGCATCAATGTTTGCTATCTTATCTTCAAAGGTAATCGGTTGCCCTCCGCTTACAATGTCTTTGCTATAGTCAATTGCTTGCAGATACATTATATCTTGTTGCAGCCTTAACACTTCTCTTTCCTTACATTTGATATTCAAATCAGTATCACGTATCTGATTTAAATATTCCCTTCCTGTCATCGGCTATTATCTCCCTGTTCCTTTAATTTATCGGTCCATTCTTTCCATGTATATATTGGCATCCCTTTAGCTATTGCAAATGACCATTCCCCAATACATCCTTTAGATGTTTCCCAGTCCCCACATAATACTAAGGCATCACATCTATTTAACATGTCTAAGCATATTTTTAATCCTTTTGAGTATTGTGTATCAAAGTACAACATGCTGAAATTATGAAGAGGTGATAGATATGTATTGTTTTTATCTAGCATTACTAAGTTTTCCATAATTGTATCAATGGAATACTTATTAGCTTTATCTCCGCCAAATGGATGCGCTACATAAATTAATTGGTCTTTAATCATCCGCTTCTCCTTCTTGTACTAGATCATTGATATGAAATGTTTCACCGTCAACCGCATCATCTTCCAATTCTTCTTCCCATAATTTACCCTGCGCTCTTGCACCTCTTACAAATAATTCTATTTCTTCTGCTAATGGAATAAGCTTTTCTGGTGCTTCATCTATTACACTTAGCCATG